CAATGTCGGGGTCAACGCGCTCAAGGGTGGTCTTTACAAATTCCTGCGGGTCCAGGGGGGGCGGGTCGGCTATGTCGATTTCCCGGCCGGGCTCGATGACGATTTCTTCCAACAACTCACCGCCGAAAAGCGCACCGCGGTCCACGATCGCAAAGGCTTTACGGTATTCGCCTGGGTCAAGGCGCGCGGCCAAAGGAACGAACAACTCGACCTCGCGGTCTACGGCGAAGCGCTCGCCCGTCGTCTCGGCTGGCGTGTCATGAACGCGAGGCATTGGGGGCGGCTCGCCGCTCAGCGTGAGATCGCCGACGGCACCAGCGACGACCATGCCGGCGGCGATTTCTGGGGCCAGGAGCCGGGACCCAGCCCGGCGACCGAAGACCCGGAACCGCCATCGGCGCCGGCGCCCCCGGTTCCTGCCGCGGCACCGCGCGCCGCGATCCGGCGGGTGATCCGCTCTAATTTCATGCGCCGGCGGTTTCGCTGATGGCCGAGACCTACACCACCGCGCAACGCGACGCGCTCGCCAATGCACTCGCCACCGGGGTGTTGACGGTGACGCATGAAGGCCACACCACGACCTATCGCAGCCTCGCCGATATCGAACGCATCCTCGGGATCATCGACGCTAATTTGCCGCAGCCGGACGGTGCCGCCGGCCCGCTGCGGCGGATTCGGGTGATCACCGTCAAGGGTCTCTACTGATGCCGGCCGCCGCCGCCACCGGTTTGCGCAACCGGATCGCCGGCGCCTTCAAATGGGCCGCCGGGCTGGTGGAGCCGACACCACAACGCGCGGATAATTTGAACTTCCCGCCCGGTGCCGTCGGACAGCGCGGCTACGAAGGCGCCTCGCTGGCGCCGCGGCTGTCGCCGTGGCGGCCCAATCGCTCGCACATCAACGCGATGCTCGCCGCCGAAGGGCCGATGCTGCGGGCCCGGACCCGGCAATTGGTCGCCAACACGCCTTACGGCGCCAACGGTTCGGAGAGCTTTGTCGCTTACGCCACCGGGACCGGGATCAAACCCGCCTCGCAAATCGACAACCCGCAGCAGAAAGCCGCCGTGCAACAGGCTTGGACCGATTGGACCGACGAGTCCGACGCCGATGGGCTCACCGATTTCTACGGCCAGCAATCGCTCGCGGCGCGGGCGCTGTTCGATGCCGGCGAAGTTTTTATCCGGTTCCGCTCGCGGTTCACCAGCGACGGTCTGCTGGTGCCATTGCAACTGCAATTGCTCGAAGCCGAGCAGCTTGACGAGGCGATGACGCTGACCGCGCCGAACGGCAACATGATCCGCTCGGGGATCGAGTTCGACGCGATCGGGCGCCGCGTCGCCTATCATTTCTGGGCGGCCCATCCCGGCGATTCGACCGTGTGGCGCGGCCAGGGGGTCAAGGTCCGGGTGCCGGCAGAAGACGTATTGCACATCTACAAGCCGTTGCGCCCCGGTCAGATCCGCGGCCGCCCCTGGCTGACCGCCGGAATGGTCAAGATGTATGACCTTGACCAGTACGACGACGCGGAGCTGTCGCGCAAAAAAGCCGCTGCGATGTTCATGGCGTTTCTAACCAAGGGGCTCGGCAGCGAGGCGACCTTGGTCGACGGCGCGGTCGAACCGGACGCCGACGGCTACGCCGATCTGGTGATGGAACCGTCGGTGATGAACGTCCTGCCGGATGGCGTGGACGTGAAATTCAACCAGCCGGCGGATGTCGGGCCGAATTACGAAGCCTTTCAACTGCGCAACCTCTACGCGCTGTGCGCGTCGATGGGGCTGCCCTACCACGCCGTCACCGGCGATGTGTCGAAGGCCAATTATTCGTCGTTGCGCGCCTCGCAGGTCGAGGCCAAACGGCGGGTCGAACAGTTTCAACACGAGACCTTGGTGTTCCAATTGTGCCGTCCGGTGTGGGCGCGCTGGCTGCCGACTGCGGTCATGTCCGGGGCGGTGCAACTGCCGGGGTTCGCCCGCAACCAGCGCGAAATGATGCGGGTCAAATGGTTCCCACCGAAATGGGATTGGGTCGATCCGCTTAAGGACGCGCAGGCCGAAAAGCTGCAGATCGATGCCGGGATGAAATCGCGTTCCGACGTGATCGAAGAACGCGGCGAAGACCCCGAAGTGGTCGACGCCCGCATCGCCGCCGACCACGCCCGCGAAGAACGGCTCGGGCTGGAATTCGCCGTCGGCTTTACCAAGGCGCCGGATGCGCCGACCGGCCAGGCCGACACCGCGCCGCCGCCGGGTGACGACCAACAGCAACAGCAGAGTGCAGCGGCATGAACCCGTCGATCGGCCGGATCGTCCACTACCTGCCGCGACCGGGGGAAAACGGCGGACGCGACCAATTGTGGCCGGCGATCATCACCGCGGTCGCGGCCGACAACAACGTCAATTTGCACATCTTCCGGGACCTGATGTCACCGCTTTGGATTGCCGATGTACCACAGGGCACCGACCCCGGCACCTGGCGCTGGCCCGAGCGTGTGTCATGACATCGGCTATAATGCTGCCCTATGCCGATTGTGCGCTTGTTCAAGCCTCGTCGCCCAGCGGCAGTTGTCAGGAGCATAAGGGCCGTCATTATCCGGCCAGCGGTCAATCGTGTGTTTGGCTGTCGGGCGCGGCCCCATATCCGCCAGGAAGGCAGGAAAGTCATTCTGCCATCGCTCGCAGACACGGATACCGCGCCCGCCATAATTTTTATAACTGGAATTATTCGGGGTTTGGCAGCGATGTCGCAGGGCTTCCCAGATCCGATATTCTGGCAAATAGCAGCCGCCATGCGTCCGTAGCAGGGCGCGTCGGTGGCAGCCGCAACTTATGGTCTTGCCGCGTCTGCCGGATAGCAGATCGCTGGCACGGACTCGCTTTTCGGTGCCGCAGTCGCATAGGCAGCGCCAGATCCGCCCTATTCCTCCTCCTCCACAGATGCAGTCGATTGCGAGGAGATTGCCAAACCGGCGCCCCGAAATATCGATCCAAGCCGGCATCCGCCCCTCCCGTTAAATTACCGGGAGGGTATCAGTTTTGAGGGATCTTCCCCACCTTGCCGGGCGACTTTTCGGCACCCCGCTATTGGTCGACGAGCGCAAGCTGGACGCGATCGTCCCGGCGTTTGTCCGCCGGCTCAATGGCGACGATGACGATCTCCACCCGGAAGACGAGCGCCAGCCCGGCACCACCAGCATTTCGAGCGGGATCGCGGTCATCCCGGTAATCGGCTCGCTGATCCGGCGCAAGACCGGGCTCGACGCCTGGTCCGGTCTCACCAGCTACAGCGATATCGAGCAGTGGTTTGACACCGCAGTCGCCGACCCGCGCGCCCGCGGGGTGCTGTTTCAGATCGACACCTATGGCGGCGAGCAGGGCGGCTGCTTTGAACTGTGCGACCGGATCAACCGAGCTCGCGGCACCAAACCGATCTGGGCGGTGGCGGACATCAACGCGCTTTCCGCCGGCTACGCCATCGGCTCGCAATGCGATCGGTTTGTCGTCGCCCCGTCCGGCATGGTCGCCTCGATCGGGGTCGTCGCGGTGCATTGCGAAACCTCGCAGCTGAACGAAAACCTGGGCGTCACCTATACCGTCTTCCGGGCCGGCGCCTACAAGGCGGACGGCAATTCGCTCGAACCGCTGTCCAGTTTCTTTTCGGCGAAACTGCAGGCGAGCATGGACCGCAACCGGCAAACCTTTGCCGAGTTGGTGGCGCGCGGGCGGCCGGGCGTCACCGTCAAGGCCGCACTCGCGACCGAAGGTCAGTGGTACGACCCGCCGGATGCGCTGCGGCTAAAGCTCGTCGACGGCATCCAAACCTATGAGGAAGCCTTTGACGCCCTCGCCGCAACCGTGCCGCCGCCGGTCGTCGCGGCGCCGCCACCGACGCCGCTGGCGCCGGTCGAACCTGACGACCCCGACGACCCTGACGGCCCGGCGGAGCCTGACCCGCCTTCTGTAAAGGGAACCATCATCATGACCGATACACCCCAACCCGCCGCTACGCCGCCGATCCCGGCCGCCGCCGCTGTTGTTGTGCCACCGCCGGCCGCCGCCGCCACGGTGGTCTCGATCGACCAAGCCCGCACCGAAGCCCGTCAAGCCGCCGCCGCCGAGTCGCTGGCGATCGTCGAATTGTGCCAACTCGCCGGGCACCCCGGCCTCGCCTCGGAGTTTCTGGCAAAGGGCGCCACGGTCGACGATGTGCGCAAGGCATTGCTCGATGCCAAAGCCAAAGCCGATCAGAACCTCGGCCACATCACCAACCAGCCACCGGGGAAACCGGTTGTGACCCGCGAAGCGGTGATGGCCGGTTGGGATGCCGCCTTCGAGAAGGCCAACGCCGCGCGCCGCTGAGGCCCGTTCAAAAAGCCCTCACCATAGGAGTTGTCGCGATGGCTAACACTTTGTACTCAACCGTTATCCGCGCCGGCGGCTTTAT